CACGCGCGGGACATCCGTGCGACCCTGGAACGCTTCTACAAGCAGGTCGACCACCACAAGAACATCCGTCCGTTTTCACACGCGGGCGACGTGCTCCTCGCGATCAACGACCCGCACGTACGCGCGGCAGTCGCGGAGGAGCTGGGCGTCGAAGACGAACGGTGGGTTCACCCGTCAGCGTTCATCGGACCCGACTGCGAGATCGGCACCGGCACTCACGTCAACTACATGGCTTCGATGACCCGAACACGAATCGGGCGTCATTGCACGATCGCCCCGGGCGTCACCATCTGTGGAGACGTGACGATCGGCGATCGAGTGTTCATTGGGGCCGGCGCCGTGATCCGCAACCTCGTCACGATCGGTGACGACGCGTTCATCCGCATGGGGTCGATCGTCACACGCGATGTGGCTCCGGGCGAGAGGTACTGACAACCAACTACGGAGGTGCGTCCGTGATCAACCGCGTCTGTGTGACCGGCGGTGCCGGGTTCATCGGCTCCCACGTCGTCGAGATGCTCGTGTCGCATGGGTGCGATGTGCGTGTCGTCGACAACTTCCGAACCGGACGACCCGAGTTCCTGCCCTACATGGCGATCAACTCGTCAGCCCGACCGTACGGCAACATCTACGAAGGGTCCATCCTCGACCCCGAAGTGCTCATGCCTGCGATCGACGGGTGCGACTGGGTCGTGCACCTCGCCGCGAACCCCGACGCCCGCGGAGAACGCCGCGGAGTCGACTTCAACATCGAACAGAACCTGCTCGGGACGGCGCGGGTGCTCGACGCGATGCAGCACGTCGGCACTACCCGAATCCTGTACGCCTCGTCAGCGAGCGTCTACGGCAACACCACCGAGACCCCGACCCCCGAGAACTTCCGCTCAGTCCCCCAGGCGTCGTTCTACGGGGCGTCGAAGCTCGCAGCCGAAGGCCTCATCGGCGCGTACTGCGAGATGTACGGCTTCACCGCCATTCTCGGACGGTGGGTCCACATCCTCGGTGAGCGGTACCTCCACGGCCACATCATCGACTTCATCCGCAAGCTGCGCCGCGACCCATCCCGGCTCTACATCCTCGGTGACGGCAACCAGGCGAAGAGCGGATTGCACGCCCGCAACCTCGCCGACGGCCTCCTGTTGGCGATGAACGCCCACGATCTCGACGAAGGGGTGTGCGAGCCGTACAACTTCGGTGGCGACACGCTCCTCCCGGTCCGCGAGTCGGCCCGGCTGATCGCCGAAGAGGTGATGGGCCTCTCGCCGGCCTACGAGTTCTCCGGCCGTCCGAACGGCGGTTGGGTGGGCGACAACCCCGCCCTCGTCCTCGACTGGTCGAAGGCTGCCGGGTTGGGCTGGAAACCGACGATGAGCGTCCCGGATGGGATCAGGCTCACCGCCGAATGGCTCACCTCCGACCACTGCCGGTACCTGTGAAGCTCGAGCTTGGCGCCGGGCACCGTAAGACCCGCGGCTACCTCGCGAACGACCTCCACGCGTTCGAAGGGATCGACGTTCCCGGCAAGGCCTGGGAGATCGACCTCGACGACGAATCGCTCGACGAAGTCCTCGCTCTCGGGTTCGTGGAGCACCTGACGTTCTACGAGGCGCTCGACACGTTCCGCAACGTGCATCGGATGTTGAAGCCGGGCGGCCTGTTCCTGTTCGACGTGCCCGACTACCCGGTGTGGGCCCGGTACTACCTCGACGCCTTGGAGGGGCGAGAAACGCCGGTCCCGATGGAGCACATCCGCAAGACGCTCTTCGGCTGGGCGCGCTGGCCCGGGGACGAGCACAAGTACGGATGGGACCGTGAGTTCCTCATCGAGTCGCTGCGGACCTGCGGGCTCTGGTGCTCGACCAACGAACTCGACGAGTTCAAGGCGCGCACTCACCGGGATCGGTTCTACCGCCCGGAGGATGCACACATCTACGTGTACGCGCATAAGTGATCATCGCGGTCAGCTCCGTCAAGAACGAAGCAGCGATCATCGAAACGACGGTCCGGCACTACCTCGCAGATTGCGAAGTGATCATCTCCGACGGTGGCTCCACTGACGGCACGCGCGACATCCTGGAATCGCTACCGATCACGGTCTGGGACCAGGAAGGCCCGTTCGACCAGGCCGCCGAGATCCTGAACCTCACCCGGGCTGCGAAGGCCCGCGGTGCCGACTGGGTCGTCCCGTTCGACGCCGACGAGTTCTGGTGTGACCTCGACAGGCTCAACGTCTTCGACGAGTCCGTCGGCATCGTCGAAGCAACCGTGTTCGGCCATCGCGATTGGGAATGGCGCCACGAAGGCGCGAAACCGCTCCCGAAGGTGGCGTTCCGTGACGCGACGGCGATCGCGTGGGGCAACCACGCGGTCGAAGGTCATGGCTGGACTCACGGCGGGTTCCAGATCCGCGAGTTGCAGTACCAGTCGTTCGAACACTTCCTGGCGAAGATCGACAAGGCCCGCGAGCTCTACGAGTCGTCCGACTTCCCGTTGGAGTACGGCTCCCATATGCGGCGCCTGGTTGCGATGTCCGATCAGGAGCGCGCCGTGGAGTGGGCGCGGCTCGATTCGATCCCAACGGTCTACGACCCCATACCCGTGCGAGGTGCAGCACGATGAACGTGATCAGTGAGTCCATCACCGCGTTGGAGAACACCGACTGGTCCGCGGTGGACAAGACCGTGGAGATCCTCCGCAAAGCGCCACGCATCTTCTGCGTGGGCAACGGCGGCGGTGCAGCGCACGCGACCCACTTCGCTTCCGATCTCAGGAAGATCGCGGGCAAGCAAGCGTTCTCGTTCGACAACGTGGCTGAGATGACGGCGCGGATCAACGACGACGGGTGGGAACGGGCCTGGTGGGACTGGCGACAAGCCTTCGGCTATGACTCCAACGACGTCGACTTCCTGTTCTCCGTCGGCGGCGCGCTCGACCGTGAGACGAGCGCGAACCTCATGGCGCTGGATTGCGACCTGGGTCTCGTCGGCGCAGCCGGTCGTTACGCGCATCGCATCGTCATCCCCTCGACCTCGACCCCGGTGATCGAAGGCTGCCAGTCGGTCATCGCCCACCACATCGTCGAGCAGTTGTGCGCGTAAGCCGCACCCCGCTCCGCATCACGCTCGGCGGAGGCGGGACAGACCTCGTCAACGGGCAGGGCTACTGCGTCGCCGCCGCGATCAACCACCACATCACCGTCGCAGTCTCGACCCCGTTCACCCACGAGTACGTCCTGCGGTACTCCAAGACCGAACGAGTCACCGCACGCGACCAGATCGACCACGATCTGTTCCGCAAGATCCTCACCGAACTCGACATCGACCCCGGCATCGAGATCACCACCACTGCCGACATCCCCGCCGGTACTGGCCTCGGCTCATCCGGTGCGTTTGCCGTAGGGCTTCTCCGGGCGCTCCTCCCCGACGCGTCACGCCCCGAGATCGCCGAACTGGCCTGCAGGCTCGACACCGGCCAGCAAGACCAGTACGCAGCCGCCTACGGCGGTGTCCACGCCTACGACTTCGAGAACGGCACCCTCCGCCCCATCCACACCCGACTCGACGACGAACTCCAACTCTTCTACACCGGCACCACCCGCGACGTGTCACCCGTAGCCGTCCCGGCGAACACGGCACGCATCCAAGCCAACGCCGCGATCGCAGCCCTCGAGAACAACGACGCCGAACTCCTCGGCGCCTGCCTGCTCGAACAGTGGGCATCGAAACTCGAAGCGCAACCAACGACGTTCCACCGCAAGATGGACGCCACGATCCGCGCCGGCATGGAGCTCGGCGCGCACGGCGGGAAGCTGATCGGCGCGGGCCAGGGTGGGTTCCTCCTGTTCGCAGGGAAGGTCGATCCGATCCTCATGCGACGCATGGGGCTTGTCGAAATGCCGTTCCGCTTCGAACACGAAGGCACCCGCAACCTGTGAGAGTCGCCGTGCTCTGCGGCGGCAAGGGAACACGGCTCGGTCAGCCGATCAAATGCCTCACCGAAGTCGCCGGTCGTCCCTTCATGGACTGGAAGCTCGACCAGCTCGAAGCGTTCGGCGCAACCGACATCCACCTGCTGTGCGGCCCGTTCCGCGACGCGTTCGAAGAACGGTACGGCTCCCGCTGCAGCTACAGGACCGACGTGCAGACCGGTATCCGCGACGCGCTCGGCGTGTGGCCCTGGTGGTGGACGATGGGCGACGTCCTCCTCGATCAGCCGCTCGTGCACCGCAATGCCGTCTACGTCGTGCGTGGCGAGCAGATCGCCGGGCTGTGGTTGGACGCCGGTCTCTACCACGGCACCGGACCGTGGCAGATGGTCGAAACGACCGCACGACCTTGGCACATCAACACGCCAGAGGATCTAGCGAGGACCGAGGTGCACCTTGCGAATCTTCATCGACTCCGCGTCTCTCGCTGACATCGAGCGGTACAACGACGACCCTGCGATCTCCGGGTTCACGACCAACGCCACGCTGGTCAAGAACGCGGGCGCCGACGTGCAGAAGCTGGTCGACACCGCCCGCAAAGAGATCAGCGTCGAGTTCGGCTCCTGCGAGTGGGCACCGAACGTCCGCTGGAAGATCACCAGCATCGAGCAGGCGTTCGAGCTCGAGCAGCACGAACCCATCAACCTGACGGCCATCTGCTCACCACGGCAGGTTCCCGCCCGCCTCCGATGGGACTCGATCATCTCCGTGTTCGCCGGGCGAGTCATGGACACCGGGCGTTCCCCGGCGAACCTGATCACCCTCGCGAAGCGGACCGGCGCACAAGTGCTCTGGGCCTCGTCCCGGGCGGTGTACGACATCACCCTCGCAGAGATCCTCGGCTGCGACATCATCACCGTCACCCCGGCGATCTACGAGAAGCACCGGGAGTGGCACGGCAAGCCGCTCGAGGAAGTGGCCGCGCTGACGATCGCCCAGTTCGAACGGGACCGGGCGTGACCTTCGAGGTCATCATCCCGACGATCCGGGCACGTCCCGACCTTCTCGCCGCGTGCATCGAAGGCGTGCGCGAAACCACCGGACAGAAACCGGTCGTCGTCGAAGGCGGCACCTTCGCCGAGAACTGCAACCAAGGCGCCGAAGGAACGGACGCCGAGATCGTCGTGTTCCTCAACGACGACTGCGAACTCCTCGCCGGATGGCTCTCCCCACTCATCGAAGCGTTCGACAACCCGAACACGGTCATCGCAGGCCCGAAGCTCGTCTACCCCGACGGTCGTATCCAACATGCCGGCGTCGGCTTCCGTGACCGCGACGGGCTCCTGGAGGCGTACAACATCCTCGACGACCTCCCGTCCCGGTATGTCGAAGCCGTGACGGGTGCGTGCATGGCAGTCCGTACCTCGACGTTCCGTGAGCTCGGCGGGTTCGACACCGGATACGTCAACGGCTACGAGGACGTCGACTTCTGCATCCGGGCCGACACCGATGACGAGTCGATCCGGTACGTCGCCGAATCGGTCGTCATCCACCACGAATCGCAGTCCGGCCCGGCGCGCTGGACGCACGTACGTCAGAACATCGCCCGGTTGCAGAGGTGGAACGCGTGAGCATCATCAGCACCGGTCAGCTCGCAGCCTGGCTCGGCATCCCCGACAGTGAAGACGACGTCCGTCTCTCGTTCGCGGTCGCGGCGACGAACCGGGCGATCGTCTCCCACTGCGGCCGGTCGTTCGAAACGACGACCTCGGCGAGCGCATCGGAACGCGAGTACCGGGCGAAGTCGTACACGATCTGCGACGTCGACGACTTCCATACCACGGACGGACTGGTCGTCAAGACCGGCCCCGGAGACGGCACCTACCCGGACACGGTCTCGTCCTCCGACTACTTCCTCGAGCCGGTCAACGGCCGCCAGGACGGCCTCACGGTCCCGTACCGGCGCATCCGTGGCCGGTCGTGGATCTTCACCCCCGATTGCGCGCCGACCGTCCAGGTGACGGCTCCGTGGGGTTGGGCTGGGTTCCCCGCCGAAGTCACCCAGGCCGCGCTGATCAAGGGGGCTCGGCTGTTCAAGCGCAAGGACTCCATCGAAGGTGTCCTCGGCGGCTTCCAGGACTTCAACGCGGTACGGATCTCGAACCGGGAAGACCCCGACGTCGTCGAACTGCTCCGCTACTACCGGACCGCACAAGCCCAACTGCTGACCCCGTGAGCACCTTCTCGGAGATCGCGCAAGGCATCGCGGACCAGTTCAAACCGGTGGTCGGGGAACGCTGCTACGGCTACGTCCCGAACGCGATCAACCCTCCGACCCTGTTCGTCAACATGACCGACGCGTCCCCGCAGACGATGGGACGCGGGGTCTTCGAAGCGAACTTCGACGTGTTCCTCCTCGTCGCGTCACAGTCCGACCGGGTGAACCAGGCCGAGCTGCAGAACTACGCCTCACCGCTCGACGTGTGGGCCGAGTTCGGCCTGAACAACGACCTCGATCTCGGCGACGACACCAGAGCAACCCTTCAGACGGTGCGGTCCCTGTCCATCGAAGAACTCGCCGTGTACCCGTACTACGGCGCGGTCTTCGAAGTACGGGTCACAACCCCAGGAGTTTGACCGTGGCCGCCTTCTCGCTCCTCGACGTCTTCACCTACGTCGACTCGCACGACTTCACCTGCGACACGAACGTCGCGAACCTCGAGATGACCGTCGAAGAACTCGAGACGACGACGTTCTGCTCGAACGGCTGGAAAGAAGTCATCGGCGGCGTCAAGACGGTGAACTTCGCGATGGAAGGCCTCTGGCAGTCCGGCACCGCCCAGGTCGACCCGGAAGTGTTCCC